CACGGGATTCCTTCCAGTATAACTGACCGCCTTTTAGCTTAAAAAGCTTTTCCCATTTTTTCATTATAGGAACTCCAATCTTACTTAACTGTTAAAGTTATCGACGATAGTTGCTCTCTTTATTCTGAGAGTTCACGCCTTGAGCAATAGAGGGCATCATTTTGATAATCTCTTTACGAGTCTGTCTAGAGATGTCCCCTGTCACAGAGAGGTTAACTACGGTTTGAGTGGTGTTTCCTACACCCCCCATAAAGCCATTAACTTTATTTTCAGGTACGACTAGCTCACCTGGAGTTAGCATTGTAGGCACACTGTCTACCCCTATTTTAGAGTAAGGAGTATGAGGAACAATACCACCACTGCTCATAGCTGCACCACTAAAGAGGCCTAGAATAGAGCTAAAGAAGCCGCCGCCGCCGTCGCCGCTAAACAGTCCCAGAATTCCTTGGAAAGCTCCGGATAACATAGTACCTAGTTCGCCAAACAAATTTTCAAAACCTTGGCCAAAACTTTCAAACCCATTAGAAAACATAGAAGCAATACCTTCTGAGTCTCCCGCTACGCCATTAGAGTCCGTATCAGGTTTAAGTGTTAAGGATTCCTTTGTCTTTTTGCCAAGGCCCATAATATTATTAAAGAAGCCAGCAAGAGACCCCTCTTTTTCAGCAGTGCCAAGAATAGAACCAAACAAGGCGTCTGTGAAGCCTTTTGAAAAAGAGTCAATAACAGAACCAGTAAAGCTATCTAAAAGAGTTTTACCAAACGCTTTAAAATCCCCATCCCTCAGAGCTTGTGAAAGACCTGTTTCAAAGGAATCTTTAAACCTTGTTGCAAAGTCAAAACCTTCGGTAGGTTCTTTATCTGTAGGGTCTACTGAAGGTCCAGGAGTTATAGTCTCGTCAGTAATGCTATCAATAGTCTCAGCACCGTCAGCAAAAGCTTCTGATATATCCTGAAGGCTTTGTTTTAGCAAATTTTGCTGAAGTAGTAGTTCATTCTTAAATGTAATAAAGCGGTTCCTTTCGGCACCTACTATTCTTTCATCAGATAATTTTATAGCAGTTTCATTTAGAAGCTCTGTAACTGAATCTAAGCTTGTCTTTGTACGAATATAATTAGGGTCATTAGCCAAGCCGCCAAATTTAAACCTTGGTATTCCAACAGAACCGCCGTTTGCAAATTTAGGCATACTCCCAGAATTTATAGAGTTAAGAAAACCTTCTCCATACTTTTTAACAGAGTCTGCTTTAATGACATACTCACCATTTGATAAGTAAGCAAGGATACTATCAGAAGTACCAGAGCCTGGACCTGAGATATGACCCCCAGAAGCAAACCCAGAGATAAGATCTTTAGCAGAACGTCTCCAACTAGAGAAAGCACTTTCTGGTTCTTCCTGTCCGTAGTACTCTTTTATACCTTTAGTTCGGCCAAGACGTTCAGACACGGAGAACCCGAGTTTGCTACCAACATCTAGAGACTTAAAGAGCAATCCATCTCCCAATTCGGCGTCAGCTAATTGTCTGCTATTAAGCGCCTCAACTGCGCTAACAAATTCTTCGTAGGTGTTATATGGAAGCAAGTCAAGAGAATCCCTAGCTTCACCACTAAGGTCATTGCTGTATAGCCCTGTGTTCTTATTTATCTCGTCTAGAACGTAGGATAACTGGGAATAACCCATGTGTTTACTTAGGTCTTTTTCAACACTTGTGCTGTTGGCCTCAGTAAACTGGTTAGCATACGTTTCTTTCCTAATCTGAGAAAGATCCATCCAATCTGTTATAGTCTTCCAATAAGCGCCGTTATTTTTCTCTAAAAGATCACCAAACATATTTGCATGACCAAACTCGTGAACAGAAACATTATACGCATCTTCGGGAGTATACTTGTTGCTTTCAGGCTTCGGGAGCAGTAGCTGTGCAGATCCATAAGGTTTTTCTGGCTTCTGAAGGCTAATAGAGTTTAACATACCTTCTAAAAGCTCGTCATCCGGAAAGAACATCCCGTTCAACGCACTAAATTCATATTCAGAAGACCCAAAAGGATAGTCATACTTAGAATACTTTGGAGATATTTGTTGCTCTATACCAGCCAAACCACCTTCAGAAAAGCCTAAGCGTTCTCCTAGCCAGCCTGTGAAACTACTTAGTTTGCCTCCACCCCAACCAGAAAGACCCTCAAGTACGGCCCTTGGTCCAGATAAGAGTTGTCTTTTAACATCAGCAAAAGTATAACCTCCTTCTAGGCCCATGAGAGCCTTATCAACAAAGCCAGGCGCGTTATCATAGTAACCTAGTGCCCTAAACCCAACTGAGAAGCCCTGTAAGGATTCTATTATAGAGTTACTAACACTTCCCATTAGACCTAAAACAGTACCAACACCAGGGGTTCCTGCTATTGAACCAATACCCATCCCAAGAATAGAACTCATTAGAGCGCTATTTAAACTTTCTGTCATAGTTTCATAAACACTAGTATCAGCATTACCTGTGACAAAGTTAGAAAGTCTGCCATCAAAACTATTAGAATTAAACAGGCCTGTCATTAGCCCGTCTAGAGCAATTCTTGTAGAAGCTGGAGAGGCAAGCATTAAAGCTGAAAGAAATCCACCTTTACGAAGAGGTGCATTTAGCCCAAAAGCTCCATACAAGCTTCCAAGAGGACTAAACTTACTATCTTCACCGTTACCTCCTACAAGGCCACCTGTAGCAAATCTAGGCGTTTTTCCTTGATTTACAGAGTCTAAAAAGCTTGATCCAAACTTTTTAACTGAAGCAGCTTTAATAACATACTCGCCGTTAGACAAGTATGCTGGGATGCTGTCGGAAGTACCTGTACCTGGGCCGGATACGCTACCCCCACTAGCAAACGCACGAGTTGTTGCAGAGGAGCCAGGTTGTGCAAGAGGAATATTTAGACCTTTTATTTCACTAATCTTATCTCCGTAACTGGACAGAGAGGTTGTGAGACCATTAATAGAAGTAGAAAGCTCATCTACTGATTTTACTTGTTCTGAAGTAACAAGTTCTACCCCCGCTAAAGTGGTTAAGGAAGTAGAAAGACGGTCTGTAGCTTCAGATAAGACTTCTGCTGAAGTTGCTTGATCAAGCGCATCAAAGGCAGCAGTAGAGTCCTGCATTGCTGAGTTCATGTCTGTTATTGAGCTAAGGGCACTTTGATCTACAGTGATAGCGCTGCTAAGAATTCCCCCAATATTAAAATTGTCATTATTAATAAGATCATCTATTGCCTTTTGATCAAAAACAAGAGTAGGAAACAGGGCTGATAAGTCAAGTTCTGATTTTTGTCTATTAGAAAGAGCTGATAACCTTTTGTTAAAATCTTTTTCAAAGTCTTCACCGAGTATGCCCTCTTCAAAAGCAGCTTTGAATAAATCTCCTCCTGAAATTCCTTGTTCTTTTGATAACTCAGTAATTGCATCTCGCTGCATGTCTGAAAGAGCAGTAGATAACTGTTTTGCAAGATTTTTAGTTACATTTTGGTCAAAACCGTCGCCTACGTTAATGTTTTTAATTTGAGTATCAACAACAAGGCCTAGAGCAAGCTGTATGTCTTGCCCTTCTTTCATATAAGAATTGGCAACCATAGCGTAACCGCCAACTACTGCAGCCCCAATAGCCGCAGCAATAAGCGAAGCTACCACTGGAGACCCAGAGATGCCATAAGCTAACCAGGAACCTAAAACACGACCAAGGCCCCTCATCTTACCATTAGGGTTTGTCCTAACCTCTAATATGGCGTTGTCAATTGCGTTAAAGAAAGCACCTGAAAGTTTCCAACCTGCAAAACCTGCAGCTAGTTGCGCTGCAAAGTTACCCCCTAGTCTAAACCAAGAGTCTTCTTCAACTCCTAAGTCGTCCATAGCGTTGTCAGAGGCCTCTGCAGCGGAAGCTGCCAAATAAAGGCCAATAGCAGCGCCAAAGGCACGGGTAATACCAAGTTTTATTCTTGATTGATTTTTAGAGTTAGAAAGAATGCTACCAAAATCAGTAGTGAAAGCTTGAGCAAACAAAACAATGGCAGCTCTAAACTTACTAGAAATAGCTGCAAGGCCTAAGGCTACAGCAAAAGCCCCCGCTATTGTGTTTGCCAGCTCGTTATCTTCAGGTAGGCCTAAACCTTGAAGAACACCAGATCCGGCTCCTTCTACTATGTTCATAGCACCAGTGATAACAGAACCCTCGCCCCCTTCTAGCGTTTCCCTAAGGGTAGTAATAAAGGAATTGGCTACTTCTTTTGCAGATTCCCTTACTATTTCTGAGGCACCAAGATCGCTTGACAGAAAAGTAAAACCAGCAATTCTAATTAAAAGCCCCTTTCCACCAAAGATTAAAAGGCCTAAACCCCCCACGGTACCAAAACCCAACACTGACTGGAAAGCGGAATTAAGAGCCTCTAAAGTTGCGTCTACTGCAGAAGTTAAGTCTTCTCTTAAAGCAGGTAGTATTTCTAATTGTATTTTCGCTTTAGTGCCTTCAATACTACTAACAGCGGCACCAATTCTGGTGTCTGCAACTTTAGGTCCAGCTGGGGTATCAATTGTTTTTAAGAAAATTCTATTAGAAACATCTTGTATAAATTGCTCTAAATCTAAAAATTTATTTTTAATTTGTTGTATATAATCGTCATACTGTTGACCAAAATCAGTCCTTACCAATTTAGGGCCACCTGGAGTCATTACAGTTTCTTGAGTAATGCCGTTTGTAAGGAATGACTTAATATCTTTAAAGACCCCCTTGATAGTCTCAGCATAAGACGTCCAAGCCTCCGCTGATAAGTTTTCGCTTACAAAGGAGTTTATGTCATTTACTATATCTTTTATGATTGAGTTCCAAATGAGGTATACACCAAGGTCATACACTCTTTGACCAATTTTTGTTGCCCATTCGTCAATAAAAGTAATAATCGAACTTAAACCTGAAAAGGCTGTAGAGACATCTTGAGAAAAGTCTTTAAACTTAGTACTAACCGTATCAAAAAACTTTACAAATTTACCTAAAGTGTTATTTTTTGTAACAAGCTCAATACCGCCTGGAACTTCTACTTCATTGTAAGCACTGTCTTTAAAGAGCCCAAGCCCTTTTTCATAAAAGTATTTAATAGCTTCAGTTGCAGCTGTTAGTTTATTAGTAAAACTTTCAAGAGATATTTCTGGTAAAGTTATTGAATTAAAGGAAGCTTGAACAAGCTCCGATATTTCTTTAAACCCTCGCAGTCTTTCAGTTATTTTTTCTCCGCCAGGAGTTGATACAGTTTTAGTTTCAAAAAATATATTCTTTATACTATCACGAACTCTTCCTAACTTCGCAATAAAGTCAAGATCTACGCCATCTAATTCAAAGAAATCAATAAGAGCCCACTTCATATCAGAAAAAAGGATAGATGTTTTCACTTTAAAAACAAGTAAACTAATCTCTAAAGATTTTAATATAGTATCAAAATTAAGTCTAAAGTAATTAAGGCCATCAGTTATTGTGTTTATTTGTTTAATAAAGAAGTCTGAAAAACCAATTGCTCGGTCAATCTTTGAAAGAGATCCAATAAATTCGTTATTGAGCGCGTTAGCGGCAGCAGAGACTGTTGATCTGATGTTTAAAAACTCCTGATCAATTTCCAAACCAGCCTTTTGAATTGCCTTGTATACAACTGCTGTAGTTAACACGCCGTCTTCTGCCAGTCCTTTTAAAGCGCCGAGTTCTACTCCCAGACCATCCGCAATAGCTTTTGCTACACGGGGGATTTGTTCTCTAACCGAGTTAAGTTCTTGACCTCTAAGTTCTCCAGAGGCCAAGCCCTGCCCTAACTGAATAATTGCAGCGTTAGCAGAGGCAGCGTCTGCACCAGAAATTGCAATTGCCTTCTGGATAGTGCTGGTAACACCTACTAGTTCATTTGATAGATTTTTTGAATCTAAAGCCGTGCCTCTTAGAGCCAAACCAAAACGGTTATAGATTTCAGCGGAACCTGCAATCCTTGATCTAGAGTTAGCAGAAACAACATAAAGTTTGTTTAGGGTAGCGTTTAATTCTTTTCCACGACCAGTAACTAACGCAATTCGATTTTCTAAGTTAGTAATGCTGTCAGCGGCTTTGGTTATGCCTCTGGTTATTGCAACAGCTGAAAAAGCAGCCCCAATCTGTATTGCCATGTTTTTAAATGAATTAGAAACATTTTTGGCGGTCTTGTCTATATTTTGAACCGATTTATTCAGTAAAGCAAGATCACTTCTTGCAGCACGACTGTCAGCGCGTATTCTGATTTCTACACCACTCATGGAAGAAACTCCTTTAATAAAATTGCCCCCAACAGATCACTCATTTGTGACGCCATCGGGGGCAGAAGTCTTATGGGGTTAAAATACCTATTTTTGTAAGCACCTGTTCGATAAAGTATCGCGGTGCTTGTTTGCTATGTCCGTTGTTAAGTACTGAAATGTGTTCAACTTCGTTGATAATAAGGGCCTCTATCAGTTTATCTGAATCTTTATATTTTCTAGACACCCATCCAGAACGAGCCTCTCCCGTATCTACGGGGGTGACTACCCTAAGATTGTCAACCGCATAGTCGATTCTCTTCTCGATTTCTATATTACCAAGGGCCTTTACTTCTTCTTCAATTCTTTTTAATTCTTGTTTAAAGTTAATTAGCTCAAGACTTACATTAGTTTTTGACATCTTTATTTGCCCAGTTTATTTTCCAATTATCACCAGTTTTGGCTTTAATCATCATATCTAAGAACTTCCCTTTAGGAAGCGCTTTGTCATTCTCTTGGCTGGCAACACTTTGTTTCTTAATTGCTTTTAGGCTTGGAAAAATGTTTTCTCCAGGTTCTTTTACACCTTGCGCCCGCAAAAGCAAATAAGTCCTTTGGTCTTCTTGCCAACCAACAGGTCTTTTTGTGAAGAACTCAATCCATTTTAGAAGCTCTGCATAAGGCATTTCTTCTTCTAGTTTATAAACAGGCATTCGTAACTCGTAAGCTACTTGGAAGAGGGTTTCTTCCGTTGGGGTTAGTTTCCCGCAGAGGGGTTGCCCAATCCTGACACTCTAAGAATAGCTTCAGAAAGAGAGTTCAATTCGCCAATAGGAAACTGTTTAAATTCCTCATCGGTAATATCACTTGCACCAGTAACGGCAAGCTTAATTACATCACGAAGCAATGAAATCTGAGCGTCTTCACTTTTAGATTTAGACGTCTTCTCAATAATTTTTTGTACTTTCATTACTTCGTTTACTGAAAGTTTTTTAACTTCCACTTCATCACCCATAAAAGATACTTTTTCGGTGATTTGTTTTCCAACTAAATGTTTCATAATTCTAATCCTTACTTTAACTTGTCTTTTTCTGTGAATAATTCTTGGTTATTTGCTTGAAAATCGTCTAGCAATTTTCTTACTTGGTGCAATACCGAAAGGGTCTCAAGGCAATCTTTACCTTCAACTGAACCGTCTTCAAAATCTTTGAACCGTTCAAAACTCTTTCGAATGCTAATATCTACGCTACGCCGCATGTGCCTAAAGGTTGTGCGCATAACAAAACTCTTACTAAATGGTTTATCTGTCATGTTATATCTCTTATACTAAAGAAGAGAGGGCGGTTAAGCCCCCTCTAATTTTACTATTAGGCTGCAGCAACTGTTGCTGGGCCAAAGAAGTCAGACTGAGCCGACAGAGTAACAGTCGCAGTAGTTGCGTCTGTCAACTGTGGGTTAACCAGAATAGCTTCGATTTTACCTTTGAAGTAGAACTCTGTGTTTGCAGTTGAAAGAGTCGAAGCTGCACCTTGATCAGGTGTTACAGCAGATTCTGCCATCATGAAGCGGAATACAAGTTCAGTACCGATCAAAGCGTGAATTGGCTGCATGTCTTCTGCAACATAGTTAACAGTAACTTCAAGGGATGGGGCGTCAGACTGACCCTGAACCTGAGAAGAAGTCTTTTGACCATAAACAGGAACGTTTACGATGTTTGCAGGAGTACCTACAGAAGGGAACTCACGTACAGAAGGCATACGGACGTGGTCCGCATCAGCTGTACCTGGGGCTGTGCCCACAAAGAGAGAAGCGCATTCTGCAGCAGTGTCTGTACCAGCTGGAATTGTGCCTTTGAAGATGTCGAGGTAAGTGAAGATACCTGCACCAAGAGTTGAGATATGAGCCATTTGTTATTCTCCGTATTTGGTAAATGGAATTATGTAAGATGCACTATAAAGTGCTTTGTTTTGAGGGTCTAGCCCCTCCACGTTTAAGTAAGATGTTCCAAACTCTGTACCATTGGTTAAACGCTTGTTTTGAAGTACGGTATCAAGAATATCTGAAATAGCCATGACACGGGATTGACCCTCGCCAGCCTTAACAAATATTTTAACTGCAACCATACCTTCTAGAACTTTATTGCCACCGTAGGCATTTCTGCCACTGTTGCTTGGTAAGACATTTAGTCTACAAAATTCGCTTTCTGTATTGATGTCACCTTGATAGTTATCAGGGTAAACCTCAATGTTGTTTACTGTCCAGGCCTCAGAGGCAAATACAGATTCAACGTCCGCTAAGACATTATCATACATACTATACCTCCTTTGCCAGTATTGCGTCAATAGTAAAGCCATTGTCACTATGATCAACAATACTGTAAGATCCGGAAGAAACAGTTAAAGTATCATAAACAGACAGGTTTAAGCCTGACTTCATAATAGCAGTAACTGTGAAACCGTCTCCAGAAGATTTTTTGGTCGATTGCAAGATAACATCAACAGTAGTAATACTAGAAGTGCTAACTGTGCTTCGTGTTGCAAAATCATAACCAGAGACGGTTTTTGTAGAAAGCGTACCTTGTTCTACCAAGTCACCTGCGGCAGCAAAAGCCTTATCAACAGCCTTTGTTACTTTAGCAGAGAGTGACATTAGTTAGCCCTCCACCAGCTTGTGCCTAACCCGTCAACACCTCTTCTTAGAAGGGGTCGGATAGGTTTAATAACAAAACTAGGAGTTACAGAGATTCTAGTAACATCGTTATTAGAGTCGCTGACACTGATACTACCAATGCTAATACTCTCGTATGTTTGGGTTGTCTGTGCTACCAAGTCTTCGTTATTTAGCAGGTGTAAAGCCTGTTCATAAACAGCTACTTTGACTAGAGAAGGGATTTCTGTTTCAGAAAAAGCAATTTGCATTCCCATTCTATTATCAAGGTAGTTAGCGTTTCTTCGTGGCCATGCAAGAGCTTGGGAAGAACTAACAGCAGAGCCAATCCAAGGATTGTTGTCAATAATTTGTGTAGCAGTCACTAAAGCTTCTTCACGGGTTGAGTCTGGAGCGGAAGTCCAACTAGCAGAATCAATTCGTGTTTCAAAGTAAGCGTCAGCGTCAGCTATTTCCACATAACTATTAGTATTAAGAACTAAAGCCATTAGCTCCTCCTAGTCTTATTATGAGTGGTAGATAGGCAGGATGCCCAAGTTCAATGAATCCATTTTACGGTTCCAAGAGCCAGCAGTTGCATACGCACCGTTAGTTGCGAAAGCATTGGTTGCGCCAGCCCAGTCATAACCCATTGGGTGCATGATGAAGCCATAACGGTACCAGATGTTTGTCGAGCCACCACCTGTGTAGGAGGCTGCATTACGATCAACTTCAACAGGAGTTGGAGTGGATACTGGTGCGAAGGAAACCGAACCTGGCTTCAATACGAAAGAACACTTAGCAGAAGTAGCGTTCAGGTCGCCCGATGCAGGTGTGATTGTCTGGCTTGCACGAGTCATGATCAGGCGGAACTTACCACCGAAGACTGTGTCAAACTCAAGGTTGCCGTCTTGTACACGAGTTTGGTCAACCAAGTTAGCTGCACGCATTTCAGCCATAACTTCTGGGGAAGTTGCCAAGTACATGAAGTCTGGTTCCATGTCTTTGTAAGCCATACCAACAGCTTTGAAGAGACGCTCACCACGAGCCGCACCAATAGCGGAGGAGTCAAAGAGGCGACGTGCATCGGAAGAACCTGTTGCAGCAGCACCGAACTCGCCAGCAGCGTTGATGTCAACGAAGAAGCCAGTGTTTGCAGCGTCTACGTCTGTATCGAAGGATACGATACCACCGTTACCTGTACCACCAGCGTCACCGAGGGCAACCTCGTGAGCAGCAACACCTTTGAGAACGTTCAAGAGTGCATTACCCTCGTCGTCGCCACGTACTTTTGCGAAGTCACGAGCAATCTTGGAGAGACCGTCTTGCTTCGAAACAACTTCCTGCAAGTTAACCTGCTGTGCACCGAATGTACGAACAGTCTTAACATAGTTAGCAATGTCAGTTGCGATGTCTGTGTAAGCGCCATCAGCTGCAGACGACAACGATGGAACGTTGATGTTTGCGGAGAGTGGCTTGTACCAACGGAACTGACCAACAAAGGACTCGCCGTTTGCATTGATGTCGTCACGCTGGCCAACGATGCCAGTGGAGTTAAGCTTTTTCTCAGTTGTGTAAGCCTCATCTGCATAAGCAGAGATTGCAAGTGCTACGTTCTGAAAGTCTGTGTTTGTAATAGCCATGATTTATTTCCTTATGGTAACTATTATATATTAATAGGAGTAATTACCCAGCTGACCTTTGGCCGCTAGTGCAAGAACTTCTTCTGTTGTCATTTCACCAATAGTTTTCTTTTGTTCCATTGATGAGGTGCCAGAGGCATTTGTTTTACCAGCACCTGTGTTTGCTTTAATGCGGAATAGAAATGAATTGTCTTCACTCTTAGAGTAAGACTTAATAAAATCTTGAATGTTTGTTCCTGTTTTATGAACCCAAAGACCATCATCATTCTGAACGAGTTGCTCGACAATATCACGATAGGCCATTTGGCGACTACGCTCGTTACGGAAGTCAAGTCCTCCTAGTACGGAGTTAACTACACTATCCCGATTAAGCTTTACGTTTTCTTCTTCAAAAACCTTTAGCTTAGCCTGAGCTTCAGCAAGCTTTAGCTCTAGAACCTCTTGCAGTTTACCTTCTTCTTCCAGCCGTTGAATATGGGCTTGTTTTTGCTTTTGTTCAACTTCAGCAGCTTTTTTGAGAGCCTCGTCGCGCTCACCAGCCATGCGATCCATATTGGATTTCATTTTGGCGAGCCTTTCTTGGACTTCACGTTCAATCGGATCTACCTCACTATCAGTGACAGCTTCCTCTTGAACTGTTTCTTGTTCTTGAGTCTCATTGAACTCATCGTTTGCAGTTACTTCTTCAACTACTTTATTTTCTTCACTCATTATTTCTTCCTTTCAAGCACAGCTTGAGTTATGATTTTTTTTAAATATACAGAGTTACAAACTCTAATTGTAGTAAGTCGCATGGGCTATTACAAATAACTATGGACCAATTCCATACCAGTCTTCTCCTTCAAGGATTGGAGCGAGTATGTCTTTTCTTGTTATCTTATCGGGCGGGTCAATTAGACCCAGTTCTTTAGCTTTGTTTAAAAGCTCATTATACGATTTCCTTGAAAGACCTTGTCTGCGCATTTCTGCCAGCGTCTTCCTAATCGTATCTCCTTCAAGAGCATCTGCATAGATGGTCCTTAAAGCATCTTTTGCACGTCTTGCTTCACCAAGGTTAGTAAAGAAAGCATCGTGAATAGTCGCAGTTTCGACATTGTTTTTCAAACCCCACAAGTGGAATTGTCGAACAATTGCAGCGTCGTTACTGTGATTTCCGTTAACACCTAGTCCAATACGAGCGTCGTTAAGCGAGCTTTTACCAAGAAGTTTGCCATCTTCTGCGGCAGCTTCATAGATATTTGCTACTCTACGTCCTGTTACAGGGTCCGTAAACTCAATACGCTCTTGGAGCTTTGGTCTATATCTTTGTGTCATAATTTTTCCGTCAAACGTAACCCAGGGTATATCTACCTTTTGAGTATCGTTAACGAATACCTTTGCAACGTCTTTCCAGTAGTTGATAAAGTTATCAGTGACAGGAGCACGTTGTGCTAGGTTTCTAGACATAATTCTTGAGATTTCAGTGAAATCTTTAGGTCCAATAATGCCCTGTCTAGCGTCCATTAGCTTATTAACAAAGTCAGCAACATCTGGGTGGATGTCTTGCGCCTGTTTTAACAAGGTTCTACCAGCAGGTTCATTTTTGTTTATTATCTCAACAAGTTCATCCCTAAAAGACTTAAGTTCTGCCGAAACAGAGCTAGCTCCGAGTCTATCTGCAACCTTAATCTTACCATCAATAATACGAAGGTTCTCAGAAAGTGTTTCCTTAGTTACTGTAATAAAGCCCTGTGATTCAAGAACCTTAGCAAACTTACCAGAAACATTTGCAGTCTTAGTTGCATCACCAGCACCATAGAAGCTTACCATGTTCTGGGCTTTAGCAGCTTTTGCTAAGTCTTCCCAAGTTAACTTTGCATTTCTTAAGGCAGGAATCTTTAGAAACTCAGGGTCGTTAACAGTATCCATTGCAACAAGGTCATACAGTCTGTTCTTTTGTTTTGTTGCCAAAACGTTAGAAGCTTGAGAAACCGCTCTATCACCAGTAGACAGACCAATAATTTGAGCACCAGAAGAACTGGCGTCATTTTCAATCATTAGTTTTGTTCTGTAGCTAGTTAAGGTTTTGCCAGACTTAAGGTGTTTATCAATGCGAGAGTACTCTAAAGCCATTCTAGCCATCTTAGGCACTTCTGGGCCTTCAAGCCCTCTTATCAGAGGATGTTCAAGAAACTCACGAAGGCGTCTATCTCTTTGAGTAGTAGAAGAAATAAGGTCACCTAGCTCTACTAGTTTTTCACGATTTCTGTTAAAGATTTCTCGACGACCAGCTTGTGTGAGGGCTTCTGTACCAGGTCCGATTAAAGCGCCAAGCTGAACCTTTAGCTCATCTAACGCTCCGTCTGACATGTTAACTGCTCTTCCAGAGTTAAGGAAAGGTCGAACAAGCTCACCTCCTGTTGGAGTTAAGTAGCCTCTATGGTATACTCGACCACGGGAGTCAATAAACGCTTGAGTCTTGAAGTTCTTACCTCGTTGAGCATGATACTTGGCTGTGGACATAAGCCCATACCCTTGTTCACCTCGTGCAAGGATTTCATGACGAAGTTCATTTATGCTATCATAATACTTTGAGTTACCACGGGGGTCTCTAAATCTAACAATATCATCCATAAACCCAAAGAATTCGTTGTCTACACCATACTCAACATTCATGACATGATTAAGCATCTTTGCCATATCTCTATCAATCTGCTTTTCGTCGTAGTCAGCAAACTTGTCTCTAGAGATTATGGGAACACCAGTGTCATTACCACGAGCATCAACGTAGGTCTTCTTACCTGCTTTTACATAAAGCTGGTCTCTGCCTGAAGTAACTCCGAGCCGTCTAGAAATGGTCACCCTACGTTCAGCTTCTTGTAGCTTTATCAGTTCTTTGTTTACTACAATAACTTCCCTAGAAATAACGTCTGAGAAACCCCCAGAAGCCCGTCCTGTTTCAACGTCTATTACACCTCTTCGAGTTGTACCTCTTAGGTTAACTTTGATATAGCCTTGAGACTTAAAAAACTCAAGAATTGCAGAACCTTCTTTGTGGAAGTCTTTTACAGTGTGTTTTGTAAAAGGAATTATATCTACAAAGTCTTTCGAAAACTGTTTACCAATGTTAATAGCTAGCGCATCATAGTCAGTAGACTGACCAGAGGCGATTAGCTTAGAAATCTTAGTAAGACTGTTTATTGCTGCTTCATTGAAGATGGTGTCTGTAGGTTTCTTCTTCGCAATAAGAAATTCTAAGTCAAGTATTTGTCTAACGTTTTCCCTACCACTCGCCATGGTTTTTGTAAACCAGCTGTCGGAAGGTTCCTTGTTAGTTACTTTTTTATAGAGTTTGTATGCCTTATCTAGTTTTGGATTTGCCTTTAAAAACTGTTTCTTGAGCTTTTCTGCTGAAGGGTATTTGTCAGTAAACTTATTAAAGTACAAACGCATGGGTGCTCTGCCAGAAAGGAAAAGCTTCCTAGCTAACTTCTTACCTTCAGTCCTTCTCCAAGCATCAATGAATCTTTGGTCCTTTAGTTGATTCTTTTGCAAGTCATCAAAAGTATAGTACTTGTTCATAATGTTAACTTGAGGAGTGTCTTTAGCTAGATAGCTAACAAACATCTCAGAACGCTTACGGGAACGAGTATCTAATAACCTTGAAACGTTTTGAACAGAAAAACGATTTTCCGCTCTAACAACACTAGCAAAGTTATCCCAAGGTTTCTTATCTTTTGCATAGCGCTCAAGAACAACTCTTAGGTTTTCTACTATAACTGTTTGTTGGTTTACTGAGAGTTTACCTTCAAGTCCAGTAACAACAGACTCTACAAAATCTTTTTGTTCAAGGCTTATAAGTTTAGAACTTCTCATAAAGTCAAGACGTTCTTGCAAAAGACCAAAGTCAGGATCATAAAGATTGTTGTTCTTAATTTCACCAGTCAAAGGGTCTGCACTAAAGTTTCTTTCATCAAAAGTATTGTTTACTCTTCGTCTTGATGCGGTTTTACCAACTAGGCTTGTACCTTTGTAGTCTGTCAAAGAAATAGTCTTTGAGTAGTCATCTGCGTCTAAAATAAACAACTGACGTAAATCATCTTTGGCCTTTGGGCTACTTACAAGGCTACTTGGACGGCTTGCAGAAAGCCTTAAGTCCGTACCCCTAAGCTGTTCTTTTGGCTTGAAAACAGTAGTTGCCTGTGAGGCTCTGTTTCTAAGCGCTTGAATGCTTAAAGCATTACCTTTTGGTGTTATAAACTGATCCGCTTTTAGCTTACCCTGCCTGAACATATTAGCAGCGTCTTCAGAACCAAGTAGCTTTGACTGAATGACCATAGGTTGTTTCAATAGCCAAGTGCCAAAAGACTCAACACGAGGAGCTTGTCCTGTGAGGCTTTCAGGCTTCTTCTTAGCAAGATTAAGCTTGTTTATTTTTGGTGTCTTTTCATTAATAAGTTCTTCTTTACTTTTAAGTACTGGAACCATCGATGAACGACAATTCCAATGTAAAGGCGGTAAAAATCTAGTATCATCCAGATCATAAATTTTTCCATTATGGTGAGAACAGATTGGGCTAGTCCTAGAGTCAAGAATAGCAGTAAACATGTAACCCTTGATAATGTCTTTATTATCATTAACTACTTTTCTTAAAGCAGCAGTTTGGGTTGAAGTAATTGCAGTCCTTGTTAAGGTCTTAGCTTGATATTCTGTTATTTTTGTTGTTTTCAAAACATCTGCAATGATCTCGTTTTGAGAGGATCCTTTTGCAAGCCCAGCTTTCACTTTTGATTGAATGCGGACTAGCTCTCCAGCAGAGATATTTTGGACATTTTGACCAATTGTTTTAGAGCCTCTCATTGTGGGGCCAGTAACCTCCGCCAAAAGCTCTCGTGCCTTGGGCTTAGTCACTTTGTAGAAGTCTTTAACTTCCTTGTAGAGGTTATCTGTATAAAAGTCTAGCTGTGACGTAGAGAACTCTGTTATTGAGTTCTTTTTATGAGCTAAAAGCTCAGTGCCAAAGCGGCTGACTTCTTTAGACAAGTTTGCTCTAATATTACCCCTTAAGAGTGTTTTTAGGTTATTCCTATGTCTTTTTAGAATTCTTCGGTTCTGTAGCTGTACACCTTCTTCGTACAGACGGACGTCTGACATGTGGTCTACAATTCTATCAAAAATCTTTTCGTTAATATCCATCTAGTACTCCATTGAGTAGTTAGTAGAAGAGAGGGGAATTTCACCCCTCAATCTAATTATTCTTGTACGTTTACTGAGTTATCCGCAACAGTATCCACAAGAGGATCTGTTTGAATTTCTTCTCTTGCAGAGTCATCATCGTAGTCAGCCGGTAGGAAGTCGTTATACTTCGCAATGCTAAGGAAAGTACTTCTACTGATAATACCAGACTGGTACCACTCAGAGACGAGGCGCATAGCACCCTCCCCGCCTACCATTGGAGCAAAGTCGCTAGACATTTGGAAACCAATATCAGAACCAGAGTAGTCTGTGTTATACTTCCAGTTTAGCATAAAAGCAATAACCTCTCTTAGCGTACCAGAGATTTTGGCGTTAAGCGTACCAAGCTGTGCGGTCTGAGAAGCATTTCTAATCTCAAGAGCAACACCAGAAGCCGCCTGTTCAGGTGACAACATCCGAATACCCATCTTAGCCATCTCTTCGATAGTAGAGGAAATTGCACGATCCATGTCTGCTAAAGCACCTGTAGGCGTTTCAAGTACACTAATGCTCTCATCTTTACGAACACGCAACCAAGATCCAAGGCCAGAGTTAACTAGCTCTTCAAACTCTTCGTCAGTCATGTCAGACTGTACGATAGGTGTGTAAGTCGCTGCACCGTATAGTAGGTGGTTACGACGAGATACCTTGTTGTAGAGAGAGACCTCTCTGTCAATCAGTGGCATAAGCACAGGTTCAACAGGTTCAATTTGGCCGTTAAGGGGCCAGGCTGGAATTCTATCAATTCTTGTACCAAAGATAGTTGGGTAAACTGTCTTAACCTTTTTAAACTCCGCAGAAGCTGCATAGTCAACGTAGTCTTGCTTAACATCACCATTTAGAACTTTGAGTTCGTTATTTGTGTCAGCATGTTCATAGTAATCAATAACTAGCTTACCACCCTCATCAAGGTAGTGATCACAAACAGTATCGACATAGTTAGCGTGCCACGGGTTGTTATCCTCATAACGAGAGGTTAGATAACGTGAAACGAGTCTACCAAGGGTTTTCTGTCGTGTAACAGGGTGAACAATTGTTTGAACGTTAATGACAGTCTCTGCCTCAAGCAAAACAGGGTAAGGGCGAATCGTATCTCTTTCTTCAGGAGACATGTTATCGTAGTCTGCTTCATCAATATCAGGATAGTCTACGTAAGCCCAAGCTCTAGAGGTTTGAAGTTCTTCCCAGAGAGCATTATCTAAGAAGTTAAAGAGGGATCTACCATCCAATGTAAAGTTATCTTTCAACCAGTAGTAAGCATCCTCTGGGAGTTCTTCTGGGAGTTCTAGCTGAGACTCTTTACGAAGCAAAGCACTAATAAGCACTTTACAGTACTGAGCAGTTAGACCAGGAAGCTCTGCTTCTGACTTGTAGAAGTCATACTGAGACTGGCTCATGCTTGGAGAAAAAGGGATCAACAAGTTAGTGTAGTCTCTCTCAATATACTCATCGTGGGCTTTTACGTTAGACTGACCTTGAAGTACAGCTCTAGACTTTTTCCACAAAGGTTTTAGTGAGTGATAGCTATCACTTGGATCCGCAACTGACTTTTTAATAGCCTTTGTCGGTTTAGTTATTTGTGACATTTATAGTTCCTTTACCATTTGACTTTATTTGCCCAGTAAGCAGCAGACATTGGGCCCTTGTCAATATTTGTTTGATGGCGGGCTTTCCAAGCTAAACGTCTTTTACGATCAGCCTCAGACTCACCTTCTTTTTTAGGAGAGCCTTTAGCACCTTGAGAACCAAACCGAATTGTTTTAATAGTATCACCAGACTTAGCAACAACAACATGAGACTTAGTAGGGTGGTTTGGAGTACGTTTAGGCTTATTATAACCAGATACACCAACACTAGTTAGTCTTGAATCTTTATCTTTAGCCATTACAACGACTCCTTAGAATAGTATAGTTAAAGTATACCTTAAAGTATATACTTAAAGTATAGTATAGGGTGGGAACCCTGGCGGGTTATTCTTAAACGTCAGGTATTAGTGAGGGAGGGATACTTAAACCCCTCCCCAAAGAGACTGTCAGAAAACTTGAGAGTTTGTCTGTCTCTTATTCTTAAACGTCAGGTATTACTTCCTGCCCGTAATTTGCTTAATTGCATGGTAAAGACTACGAAAGATCTCTCTAGGTGAAGGTATCAAGAAACCACAGAGTAAACCAAAAGCAAGGATCATCCACGTAGGAATCTCATTGACAATTATAGTATCTACACTTTCGGTATTAACCCTACTTGTGTTGTTTGACTGGTCAATTTTTTCTACGGGGCCCGATGTTCTTGCTTGAGGTCTAAAGGTTGTGTTTACCCCAACATTTTGAGTGTTCTCTTTACCAACTTGTGTGTTGGCAGCAACGTTAGTGCCCTTGCCAGAGAGTAGACTAAGCGGACTTAGCCCGCTACAGCTAGCGAGAACCATCGTCAAGATGATTGTTATTGTTAGTTTCCGTAACTTTTCCATTTACATAAATCCCAAAGAAGCCAGCGCCCGCACCGACAATTACAGAAACAAACCCCGCTTGTGCGTTAGTAGGGTCTGATAAGGCCATGAACCACTCTGTAGTACGGTAGAAGGCAATACCGTAGAGCGTTATTATAAGTCTTGGCCAGATGCGCCACCTGTTAAGCCACTCTGGTGTAAACATCAGATCAGCTCAAAGTGGGGGCCATCAATAAATGGTCGCTTGCCCTGAGACCTACGAGTGTCTACGTAAGACATCATAGCCTCTTCCATAGTACCCTCCCAGAGACGAATGTCAGGGACAGTCCAAGCGGCCCCCCAACGAACAGGTACACTAAGCTCTATGGCAGCTTCTTTCATAGCGTCAGCAAGGTCATCATAGACGTTGAGTTGCCAAGAGACATCACTCCCAATATAGGCCACAAGGTCAACAGCGTGACCTGTTAAGTGTTTAGAGTTCATTGTCTGAGTTGCACCACTATTTAGTAGAGCCCTTTGTTGTTCAAGGGTACGAAGACCTTGTGTTACACCAAAATCAATTTTAGTAAGTGTAATAGCCTTTTTCACTACTTTAACAAGATCGGGGTGAACCCCGTTTAGTTTGTTTAAACTTCTTTGGCTCAGTTGATAACTCATAGAGTAATCTCCTTTTAAAAGTAGGTTAAAGGTGCCCCTCGAAAGGGGCAACTTTTTAAAGATAGTTAAGATTCACAACCGGACCTTGCGCCCTTACCGAAAGCGTAGCTTCACCATTCCTCGCACGAGTAGAACTTGTGTAGACGTGTACAAGTTTAAAACGGTCACTACCGCCAAGGTTAAGGATTCCAGCGAAACTTCGTTCAACTCTTGTACCGTTATCGCCCGCAGTCCCACTATACGATTCTAATACGGTTTCCACACCAGCTCTAACGTGAATCAGATTAACAGTGTATGTATAAGAGTAGCTAGTTTGAGCGTCAAGAGTCATATCAACATCTAGTTCAACTTCATAGAAGTTTGAAGGGAGGGATACTACCCCTGTTTGAACTGTCCTAGTAGACTCAGTGGTGTTACTAGGGTCAAAGGTACCAGAAAAAGATTTTCTAGGTACGACCCTACCAAGTAGGTCATCAGTACTATAGTTCTTGGTTCCGCCAAGGGGGGAAGCGTAAGTTACTACCCCATTTGCACCATTAGCACCAGAATATTGGTTCGACGTACTGCCAAGCCCCCTTGTGCCGATAGTTGTGACAAGATAGATGTTTGAAGTTGGGAAGGCACTTGTACTAACAGACTGGGTTATTGTTTGACCCGCCGAGCCACCTACCCCTGCTAAACCTGAAGAATCAAAGAGGGAAGGGGCGTCACCGCCGCCGCCGCCTCCACCCGCACCGTAAGCACTGGCAGCGGGGATTGAACCAGCAGAGTTATTACTACCACCCAAGCCACCAGCGCCGTAGGTTGTACTTTGCCCGTCGTGGTTTGCTGACCTATTAACATAAGCGTCTCTACCAGCGGCTCCGCCACCAGCGGTGAAGGAAGCTAGAAGGGGACCAGAGGCACTATTCGCACGAACTTGAACTGTAGTTGCCCCACCAGCAGTCGCTGTAGTTGCAGTACTACCTCCATCGTCTTTGCCAGAGCCCCCGCCACCCCCTGCACCTTGAATGGTCAACTCAACTTCACCGTCGGTTAGACCGATGTTAGTGACGGTCGAGCTAACAATGTTTGAAACACCACCTGAGATGCTGCCACCTGTGTAGAAAGTAGGGTTAAATATTTTCATACTTTGATCGTCTTGATGGATTATCCCAGATAACTGATTTGAAACAACTGAAGTGTGACTTACTTCAAAACCCTTAGCTCCTGCACCCTTGTCTGTTCTTGAAATCAAGAAACCATCTACGTTATACTGAGAGGCACTTGTACGACCCCCGATAAACCCAGCACCACCAGCGGTCAGCGTTAGAGTATTACCGATATTTACATTACCGAGTTCTGCGCTAATGGTCTCAAGCCTTGTAACACTAATTTTGTCAGAAGTTATAGTCCCTTCAACCAAGAGATCACCGTCAATAAACGCCGCTTGAGGTGCCCAAGAAGTGGTATAAACATAAGCGTTAGCTTGATCAAGGCTGTTGGTCAATATAAACTTATCACCATTAACGGGGTTAAGCCCCGTAGCTGTTGTAAAGTAGGTTGTAACATTAGCAGAAGTAAGCCCTGTAGACCCGTTCCACGGGGCAGTAGAAGCAGTAGTGCCTGTTTCATAGCGCCACCAACCTGCACCTCTAGAACCAGTAGCTCCAGTAGACCCCTTTATTAAAGACCAAGTATAAAGAGCCGCATTAGAGGAGTCAGTGGGGTTAGAGTCTGAGTAAGTACCTATATACTCTTTATTAGTTGGTGACTGACTAAACCCACCACCCGTAGAAGTATCAGCGTAAGCAATATGAAGGTACGCATTAGTTCCGTCAATACCATCATCATA